CTACGGTTTCGGTTAGGTTGATGAGGTCACGTTGACTTGCTCCCAATTGCTCGGCAGCAATACGAAGGCGAGAATAAAGCTGTCCAACGTCTTCAAGAGGTAGAGCGGTTTTTTGTGCAACTAGGAAGAGTTGTTGCTGAACCGCAAGCTGCTGTACTAGCGAGTTGGTGGCAAGCTTGACGCGATTCTCAAACTGAGTCATTGCGTCAGACAACTGTGCTAGTTTCTGAAGACTGATGGCAGCAAAGAAGGCAACCAATCCGGCCTTGGCCTTGTTGATTGCGCCTTCAAATTTTCTGGTGGCTTGTGCCGCTCTGTCGAATGACTGCGACGATTTGGTGAGTTCTCTCTCCAATCTGCCCAAACGATTAATGGCGTCACGAATCTCTAATTCAATTTCAATGGTAGAGGCTGCGTTTGCCATTTATCGCTTTCTTCTAGGCTTTGGGGTAGGTCGAGCGGTGCTAGACCTTTTCTTCTGCAAGTCTCGTTTACGCTCGTTCTCTTTCTTGCGGTGACTCGTCACTTCTCGGTCAATCGTCACCAGTGCAGTGTAGACTTCTGGTGTGTTGGTCTGGTTTCTTCTGAGATAGCAATCAATCGCTTCTTCTCGCAGAAAACCAATATCAAAACCCAAATCTCGTCCGGTGGTGTCCAAGTCTCTGAACGCCTGAACCGCTGCCAGGTTTCGCTCGGTCAGCGTCAGATTGTTCGGGCAAACCTGACAAGGTGGTTCTTCGTCATCTTGCCAGACGTTGTCAGCAGTTTTACAGCACCAGACTGCTTGGTATCGGTCGCCCTCTTGAATACCATGCTCGGCTGAGTCACCTAGATAAGCCGCTCGTTCTAAGACTAAATCTAGGTAACTTTTTAATTTCCCTCTTCATCATCGACTTTCGCTTGAGCTAAACGCATCAGCTTTAAGCTAACATGCGTTGCCATTTTATTGAGTGCTGCGTCTTCTCCAACAAAAAGACTTTTGTTCTCAACACTGCACTCTTCGTCGAATGACCAGGACTGCACACAAGGCACAAAAAGCTTCCGAGCGAACATTAATGAATCAATTGTCTGCTTGCCTTTTTGCGTCTTGGTGGCTGCGTTCAATGCCTCAGTCAAAAGCTTTTGGTGAGGCAGAACACAATTGAAGGTTGCTTCTAGGTCCAGGTCTGCGTCATTGAAGTCGATTGTTACTTCGTTTGCTCGCTGGACATCAAAAATGGAAGGCATGAATTATTACTTATAAATGAGTGAGAAAGCGGCTGCGTCTGTTGCAGAAGAGCCTTGAGTTAAGGCAAAGTCTACGCTTGCGGCTGCGGCTCCGTCTTGCTCTGTCCCACTAATCGAAACGCGAGCAGAAGGAATGACGATTTGAACAATACTTCCTGCGGTGTCGCCTACTTGAACGCCAATTGCTATTTGCTCTAGTCTTGCGAACTGCTCGAATCGGTAGGCTTGCGCTGGCCTCATCACAAAATCAAAAGAGCCTGTCACGGTAATATCGTTACTCACATAATTGGCTGACGGATACTTGTCACCTGTCATTTCTGCAATCGAAGGATCACCAAGGTTTTTGCTGACACTCATGCTGAAGCCAGTGGCTAGAAACTCGTTCGCTGAAGCAATCAAGCTTGCGGCTGCGGTGTTCTGTGCTGCTAAGTAAACTTGAGCGGCTGAAGTGGCGATTGGCTCATAAGTCGAAAGCGTAGCGGCTGGCAAGTGAGGCACTAAGTAGTCAGTCGCGGATACTGTGAAACTGTCACCACTGGCAGCCTGAACCCCAACCGTTGCGGTTGTTGTCGAAGGTGAGCTGATGGTTGCAGCGCCTCCGGTGTTCACCTGTGAATCTGAACTGTCGTAAATGTCCACCAGTTGTCCAGCGAAGAAATAATCGGCAGCGACTGCGTTTGAGGCAGGATCTAAGGTGACGGTTGCAGGCGAGGAATCGGTAACAGAAACGTCTGTGCCTGTTGCGTTCACTGGTCCAGAGTACCGAATTCGGCTTGCTCGGCAATTGGCGGACATGGTGAAGACGCCATCTCTGGTAATGTCTACGCTGAATCCTTCGACAACGGTTCCATTCGCCACATAGAGTTTGTAGGTGTCTACCAGTTGCGCCACTTGGAAGGTGTTGCTAACTCGGCTGAAGCTATATGTGACTGATGTTCCACCCGAAACCGTCTTAGTTCCAAAGGTCTTGGTCAAGAGTGTATCTTCTGCTGGTTCAGTTCCGGCTGAAGCTGAAGGCTTGACTAGAAAAGGAATGTCAAAAGTCGCTCGCTCGGCATAATTTACGAAACTTCTGTTCTGAAGAAGTCTTGTGCCGACTTCGGAAATGTCACTTGTGTTGAACGTCTGACTTAGCGCCAAAGGTTCAGTGGTTGTAAATCCATCAGAAGCAGAAACTGCGACATAACTGCCAGCAGTGGATTCAGTGGTGATGTACGGCTGAGAACTTCTTAACCGTAAATAACGATCTGGAATTGCCATTTGCGTCTCCTTTTATTCGACGTCGTTTTCAGTAGTACGGTAAAGAATCTCATACCGTAGCGTGGCTATGAAAAACTCACTTTCAGCAGATGCTTGCCGGATCTGCGTATCGGTGATTCGTGAATCTATTGCCAGCCCATTGAGTGTCTGGTCGTTCGCCATGGCTTCCTCAACTTCAACCGTGATTGTGTCCAGTGTGCTTTCTGCGGTGTTGCCTTTGGCAATGGCTTCAATGGACAAATCAAGTGTTCGTTGTTGCCTGTTCTGAATCCCAATCTCTAAGCGTTCAATGCTTTCTGAATTCGCGTAAATCAGCAGCCCAGGTAAGTCAGTCGTTGCGATTGGATAAGTTCTTGACTGAAAGACATTGCTTCCAGTGGTTGCAAGTCCGGTTAGAACCGTTTGGATTCTTGCTTTGATTTGCGCTCGCTTGTGTGCCATTACACACTCAACATGATTTGGGTCATGCCTGTCCCATCGGGTTGGATTCCTCGAACCGTGTAGTTGACTGCGCTGATCGTCAGTGTGTCGCCATGCGCTAGGCTGGAAACGTCAGCGGTTCTTGCTAATAGTGTTGGCTCTGAGCTTTCCACCTCTGACTCGTCCACATCAACCGCCAGAAAGTCATTGTCAAAAATGCCTGTGAAGGTGGTTGCGTCCGCCTTCGTCACGGTTGTGCCGTAATCTGCGAGCATGGCTGTTCGATCAGCAGCAGTTTCAACGCTCATTTGGCTTTTGGTTTTCGTGCTGTTTTTGTGGTTCGCGTGGTCACTGGTGGCGCTTCTGCTTCGTCCAAGCCTTTGGCGCGATTCTCATAAATAATCGCTTTGCCCATGCCAATCAGTTGATTTGCTTCTTTTGGGTCAACGCTTATTACTTGTCCCACTCTCACAGGTCCACCGTTCGCAACGGTTCCTCTGACGATTTCAATCTTCATTGGAAAATCCTTTGAAGTCGTTCGTTGTACACAATCACTCTTGCTGGATTCTGCATTAAGTCTCTTGCCTCAATCCACTTGCCTTGCTGGTCTTCCTGAACTCTTGTTGGCTTTTTGTCTAAATCCCACTGATGCCAGTACCTGCGCTTGCCCGTGTAGAAATCGACACCGCAAACATGAATTTCTGAGTAGTCAAAAAAGTCTGCTGTCCAAAGTGCTTCTGGCCCTGAAAGCCTGATGAATGGGACAATGCCGCCATGAATATCTTTGTCTCTTAGATTCTTTGGGTCATGGTGAACAATCGCTGGCGTTTCGTACTCTTTAAGGTGCGCTACCATTCGGACGTCATGCGCGTAGCACCAGGCAAGTTCCCCAAGAAAAAGTAAGCCGTGATTATTGACTCCGGCTAAGTCGTAAGCTTTGGAACCTATCTGCGCCTTGGCTTTCGCTAGGTCTGAAGGCGCAGAAGGTCCACCACACAAGAGAATACAAGGTCGAGCAGCACCCCAACCTTGCAACTCATCAAGCTGATACACTCAGGCAACAGTTACGTCCTGAGCTGCCGCGAAGGATTCAGCGTGAGCAACGGCAATATCGCAATCTTGATAGAAGTAAAGATTGGTCGTTGCTGTTCCGGCTGAACCGTATGGGTCAACCAGTACGTCGAGTGCTGAGAAGAAGCCCACGTAAAGGTCAGCAAAGTTCCCGAAAATCAGCGAGTAAGGCGAAGAACTTGGTGCTTGGGTTGTCTGAACAACCGGATAACCCATCATGCTGTCAGGCCCAGACATAATCATTCGACTGTCTGTGCTAGCAGCAACCAGTGTCTGCATGAGCTTTCCAACTACTGCCGGATGTGTTACCCATCGCAGGTTCCCAAGCAGAGCGTTGTCTTGTGAAACCTCGGTCATAATATCAACGACATTGCCATAGGTCAGATTGGCGTTGCCGCTTGTTCCGCCAGATGAAACGTCACCGATTCCGCTTGTGCCAAGGATTCCGGTAGGCTCGTTACTTCCGCCACCTTTGAGAGCAACGTTGTCAATTTTGGCTGCGAAGATTCGAACCATGTTGTTGCGAATCAACTGCTCTACGCTTGGGTCAGACTGAATCATCAGTTCGCGAGTTACGGCAACCTTGTTTGCCAGAAGCTTTGGGGTCATAGTGACTTGAGCAAAATCAGGCTCGTTGTTTCCAACTGAACCGCCCTCCGCAATGAAAGCTGCTGCGGTGCTAGTGCTGATTTTGGGAATCGCCACGTTGCCTTGCAAACCGTTCAGAACCGTTGCGCCCACTTGCCCAAGAATGGACGTTGAAATCAGCGCATCGATAAAGCGATCACCTCGGTAGTCCTCTGGAACAATGTTTGAGCCTGCCCCAAAAGTTGCGCCTGCTGCGGTTGATACCGTTCGGGTCTGCCATCCAAAGTCGGGAACAAAAAAGCCTTTTGGTTGTCGGCTTTGCTTCTTTGCCAACTCTTTGCTGACTTCCAACTCAAAACCGGCCTTGCTCCAATCCTTTGCATCTGCGGCTTGAATGGCTCTTACCAAGCTGTAGTTGCGCTTTTCTTTCGGTGTGGCGTCAACGCTGAAGTCGATTGGCTTGCTGGTCTTCTTCTCCAAAAGCATGGCTTGAAATTCAGCCAGTGTTTTCTCTTCTTGAAGTGCTCGGAAAGCCAAGTCGTATTCGTTGTGCCGCTTGCCCAGCTCAAGAATCTGGCTGGATTGATTGCGGTACTCATTAAGCTTCTCATTGACTTCATGCCGAACATTTACTTCCGGCTTTTGAACCTGCTCTTCCATTTTATTCTCCTGAATTGCAGTTGATTCATTACCGGAAAGATCCGGCTGATAGTTTCTGCCAACTCCAACAGTAGAATCGGCAGGTATGGAAACCATTGAAACCTCCAATGGTTTGAAGGAACTCACCCGATAAAGCGGTTTGTCTTTGTAACCGTTCTCGTCTTTCGTCATGCCTTGAATCTGGTATCCGATTGAGACGTTGCCACGAATGCCGTCCACTACGTCACGATAAACTTCTTCCGCCATTGCGTTTTTACTGAACCTTACTTGTGCGCGAAGTTTGTCGTTGTCCATATACGCCTTTTCAACCACTCCAATCTGCTGTCTGGCGTCATGGTCTAAAAGCAATGGTGCTTTGCCGCTGGACATGAATTCCATATCGACAGAAGAAATGTTGTGTTCCAGCACCTCGTAACCGAATTCTCTTTCAACCGGATTTGTTGAACTAATCGACATCATCACTCTTCGGTCTGATTCGTCATCCATCAAGCGAACGCTTCCGGTGCGGTATTGCGTTTGAACTGGTAAGTCTCGCTTTTCGACTTGTTCCACTTCTCTTTCTTCCGGCTCTTCTGCGACTTCTTGAGCCTTGGCAAAAGCCACAATGTACTCGTCATTCGTTTCTTCAACGTCAATAACGTGTCTCTCGGTCATGCTAGTTAAATCCATAATTCTCTCGCTTTGATTCACGATTTTCTCACTCCAACTTTTGCCAGCATCCCCACCCCACATAGCCCAAGCAATTCTGCCGTTTGATGGATAACCTTTTTCGCCTGGTCGAAAACCTTCGGCTTTTTTGTCAACTTCATGCCTCGCAAAAAAGGACTTCATCCGCTTGACGGTTGCCAGTGGTAGGCTCTTGCCGTTTGAGATGTCTCTGGCTCGAGCGATTCCGACAGACGTTCCGCCTCTGCCAAATTCTCGTCTCCAATCTAGGCCACGGTTTGCCTCGGAAATCATGCCCTCGGTTGGCTTGTAGCTTTCTGCCACTATTCAACCTCTGGCTCAACAGGACCATGAGGCGAACCAAGCGGCTCAAAGGCTAGGCTGATTCCATAACGCTCTGCCATTGCCTTGTCGTTCTGCATTTGCTGGAACACCTCTTCAACGTCACGTCCATACTGTCGCGCCACGTCATTCAGTGACTTGAATCCATTTCTAACTGCTTCGACTTCGGCTCTGATCTCTTTTGCTGGATCAACCCAACTGAAACCTCTACCTCGAAACTCAAGAGTGTTTGAAAACTTGTCGTATCTGGTAATCGGAATCGGAATTGAGCCGGAAGTCATTGCCATTTTCAGCCACTCTTGAGCAACAGGTTCGCACAAGTGCTGAATCAAAAAGCTTTGAATCTGACGGTACAAGTCACGCTCTTCTAGTGCGCCTTGACGAATGGACGAATAACTGACGCCTTCGAGGTTGTTACTCAGGCTGGTGTAGCTGATGCCCAAGCCGGAAGCGATGCCTCGCAAAATGCCTTTGTGGAATTCGGCATATGCTGAAGTGGGGTGCGAAGGATTCCATTCTTGAAAGGTCATTCCGGCTGGCAATTGCTGAATACTTCCTGGCTCGCCAGACATGATCTGGTTTCCGTCAGCGGATTCGTCACCAATGAAACCCTCACCGTCAGGACTTACCAGAAACCCCATTTTTGCGGCTGCGGTTCTTGCTGCAATCAGTTCGGCTTCTTCATAACCTGAGAGGATTCGCATTCTCGTCATTGCTGAAGCAAACCAACTGACGCCTCTGGTTTGTTGCGCTCGGTCAGGCAAATAAATGTGTAGGATGTCTTCAGCCGGAACTCTTGTCCGCTTGTCGCTTCTTCTCTGCCCGAACGTATCGAACGGATGGCCTTGACCAAGCTTGAGATAGTACGCTTGCGGTGCGTCGAACTCGTCGAGTTCCACACCCATCACCACTCTTCTGCCTCTTGGCTCTGTGGTGAAATATTCTTCGTCGAGGTAATCCGGCTCTAGCACCTGAAGTGCGAGTCCGTCACGCCAACGCTTCCCACGAACAAAACGAATCAGAATCTCGCCATCTCGACAAAGTCCCTGAATCACTAATCGCTGAACATCTAGCCAAGATTGACGCTGATTGGCGGAACAGGATTTACCCCAACGTCGAAAGGCTCGTTCAATGATTTCATTTCCGGCTGCGTCAAGTTGCCCGACATTTGGCTCGTTGAGATTTCTGGCGCGAGACTGAAGCGTGAAACCATGCTCGCCAACTACGTTAGAACTCATCAGTTGCAGGTAACGTCTGGCGTAATCGTCGTTTCGGCAAAGTTCTCTGGCTCTGTCTCGTAGACGTCTAAGCGAATACTGAAGTTCTGCGTCTGAGCTTGTCGTTGAACCAACAAAATCCGCTAGGAATCTCGAACCTGCCGCGCCATCGTATCGACGCTTCTTCTGCTTTGGACTTGGGTTTTCAGGTGCTGGCCTATGTACTCTATCGGTGAGCCACCACATTGCCTCTTGAATCATCCTGCCCTCCTGAACTCGACTTTGACGAGATTGCCAGGACGCTTACCTGCTCTTGCTCTAGCTTGCTGATTTTCTTTAGCAACCTCTTGTCTGTAGTAGTCGCGCCACTTCATCAGGTCTTGAATTGAAAGCTTCGTCAGGCTGCGGTTCCCAATCGAATACTCTTCAACGTCATTGTCTGCGCGGCCTTCCAATAGGGATTCAATCTTGTCACGCATGATTTCTGCGTGAGTTCTGGGATCGTGGTTGACGTCATAGTCATAAGAAATTTCCCAGTGTCCTTCTAAGACTTTGATTTTTTCTGAATCAGAGGTGCGAGTTATCCAAGCTTGCCAATGAACGTGGCCTTGTGGGTAGGTTTGTGTGGTGCTGGAAGAGACTTCGATGAAGTAGGTGCTGTCTGCTTCTGTGGCCTGAATTTTAAACTCAGTTGAAGAGCCACCATGTGAGCGAGCGATATATTCTAGGGAATACGAATCTGGCGGATAATCAGAAGCAAGATCGTCCTTGCGCCAAAGCCAGCGTTCACCAGCTACAAGACGATCAGGTTCCGTGGTAGGATAATTTGCGCGGTCAAAAGAATTGGTTGCCATGCGCTACAAATAGCGCAGAACTTCAAGCTTGTGGGCAGAATTGGCAGAATTGGCAGAATTGGCAGAATTTATAAATAATTTTTAGATTTCCACTCTCCACAAAAGTCAGTGTTTTCTGTAACAGGCCAATGAATCTTCATTTCAAGTGGCTTGTCTTGGTCACTTTGCTTCAACATTAACGGCATAGGCGCATTTCTGCGGCAATATCCAAATTCATCAACATTTTCAGGTAAGTCTTTTGCTGTGAATGTTGCCGAATCCCAAAAACGACAAGAATGACAACGCATTGCTTTTGGTGTGATTGCATGAGGCTGATCTTCTTCATTGCCCCAAAGTAGCCA